TTGCTCGCTTGTTACCTTGATATGTTACTATCTTATATTATCTTGCAATATCTTGCAAGCCCAAAAGGGGATAAACGCGGGGAATGTGTGGATAACTCGGGGCGCGCTTGGGGCGCGTGGTTGAGCGCGCGCAATCAAAGGCGCGCGGGAATAGTGGCGCGTATACGCGCCTCCTTGTGTATGTATTCATGCAATAAAAAAAGCACCACCCCCGTGTTGCTTGATGCTCTGTCTTTATTCTTGCCCACCCCCCGCGCCGTCGTATCTCTTGCGAAGCAATCATTTATTTTTTTCCTTCTCGTTTTTCCTTTCGTGTTTGGGGTTTGGGGTAGCCATACCACTTAATGAATCAGAATTGAGTTCATAAGAGTTAGCTCTTTCATAAAAATATATTTTCAAAGTCCAACTATTGAAATTTTATCATTTTCCTATTGAAAATTTTATCATTTTCCTATTGAAAATTTTATCATTTTCCTATTGAAATTTCAATAGTTTTCAACAGTGGATAAGTAAAATTTCAATAGCCATTTCAACCTTTTGTGGTATAATTTTCGGTACATGAGTACCGCAGGAAAAATTCTACCCAGCAATCGCCTCATACAATCGAAGTATTACGCTCACATCATGCGTGAGTACAACGATCGCCATGCCCGCGATGGTAGCGTTAATGCCAAAAAATTCTATGAGGAGATCATCGCGCCTGTCATGCCAGAATATAAAATGGGAGCTTGGTATAACTTTCTCGCGCGATTCAAAACTGCTGCTGGCCTTGTGATCCAACAAGCAAAAATTATCGAAGCACACGACGCCAACCCCGGTATTTCTGCCAAAGTAGAAGAAAACAAACTCTCAACCGCACTCCTCTCCAACGAAGCCGCCACCCAACTCGGAATAAAAACTGCGCTCAACATCGGTGCAAAATCTCTCCAAGATCTCATGGAAAATTTACATCTCACCCCGCCGAAGGATCGAGTCGATATTCTTTTCAAAGCCATGAAAGCACAAGACTCGCGCATCCACGCGATCGGAAAAATCCGCGAAGATAATCGCGAAGAAGAAAAATTTAATCGCGCCTTTGACGGTGCTAATTATTAAATGGCACGACTCCCCGGCACAAAATATAAAAAGAGAATCGCGAGTACCGATCCAAAAGATTTGGAAAAGGAACTCACGAAAGATCAGCGCGAGTTTTTAGAAAAATCGCGCACCGGGAAAACAGATCCCGTCTACTTCGCTGAAACCTTGTTGGACTTACGGCTGCACGATTGCCAGAAGGTGTGGCTATGGATGACGACCCGGACGCAATACGATAAGGCTTTCGAACTTGGTTTGACGCTCAACGACGCGACCCGCACGCTCTGGAGAAGTCGAGAGGAATTCGATTCCATCTTGGCGGCCAACCCGGACTTTCTTAAAAATATCCTTGTGCCATCGAACCGATGGGGGAAGACACTGGTAACGTCGGTGAAGCACCTTTGGTACAACTATTATAAGATCGGGACGCGCGGATCTCCGGATCAGCGTGCGAAGGTGCGCTGTGGGACGCTGAACATCTCTCCGCACAGTAACCAGTGTGATGCCGGCTACCAGTACATACTCGATATTCTGTTTTCGAAATTCGTCTACACGAAACTGGAACACAATGTTCACGCGACAAACTGCGCTGGCTACGATCCTTCCGTGTCGGGCGTTGGGTGTACGAATGTAGCGGAGCATATGCAGCCCATCTCGCGCACGAATAAATGTTTGATTGAATTTTTCTACATCTCATCGAACGAAGGGAAGCGCACCATACACTTTAAGAATGGTACGTTTTATAAAGCGGTGCCGACTGGAGAAGACCAAGCATCTTCGCTTGCCGGTTCTCCGTACCTTTATATTTCGTATGACGAATGCGCGCAGAGTTTGCACTTGAAGGCAGAGTTGCCGGCAAAGATTATGTCGCGTTTGATCGACTTCGGTGGGCCGCTTGATCTCGTGTCGACACCGGAAGTGGACAAGCCGTCGCACCAGTATTTTTTCCACGTTTCGAAATTAGGGTTGAAGCATGAAGACGGCTGGTTCACCCTTGTCGGAAAACTGCCGGATAATATTTTCCTCGGTGAGCGTGAGGTGCGGCAGATCACCGGCGCGATCAAGTCGACGGACCCGGCCAAGTATCGGCAAGTGGTGTTCGGGGAGTTCATCACGACAGGAAAGAAGATGTTTGATGCGCTCACGATCGAACGACTGTGGGATGAAGAAAACGCACAGTTGCCGCTTCTCGATCACAAGTATCTGCTCGTGGCCGACTGGGGGTTTGCCGACACGGGAGATCCGACCGTGTTTTATGTCCTCGATTACACCGAGCTTTTGAACACGCGCATCCTGCCGCACTTACGGAAGGCGCGGGTAGTGTACCGGGAATCGATACGCGGCGGGTCCCCGATCGGAGTTTTGACGCATACTAAAATCTTGCAGCGCGAATGGAACGGCGCGAAGTTTATTCACGACAGTTCTTCGATGGGTGGGGTGATCATCAAGAAGATCCTGACGGAGATGAATATGACGGACATCTTCGACTTCTCGGCGTCCGGCGACAAGATGGATATGCTCTTTTGTTTGTTGGTTGTGATGTCGGCAAACCGACAAGTGGAGCTGGACCCGGAGGGGAAGGTGATCGATCGGAACCCGGAGTTCGGGCGTTTGCGCTCATACTATATACCGGAGCTTGAGGAGCAGTTGGGGAACTATCAGTACAACCCGGAGAAGGGGGTGTCCGATAAACGGCTTGAGCAGGACGATGTGATGGCCCTCGGCATGGGGATCTGGTACTTGGAGCGGAAGTTGCTCAAATCGAACATCAAGGCCATGAGTTTCAACCCGCTCGCGCCGAAGGTGGAGGATATGTTCCCCAAAGAGCAGGCAAAAATCTTGAATATACACAGCACGACTATTCCTGAAAAGAGGATCTTCTAGTACACTATTGACAAACCCATGCCTCTAACAAAAGGAAATTTCAACGAGAAGGAACGACGAGATTTTGAATTCGATTTTCAGAAAGAATTTACCGGCGCGAAAGACGACACCAAGCATGACTTGGTGCTTCGCGTAAACGGTGTTAGTGCAAAAGCAGGATCGAGCGGCAAACAGTTTGCCGGCTACACGGTTCTTGAACGATTCTATCGGGGAGATCAGTGGACGCAGGATGAACCACCGGGTGCGTCGCAGCGAACCGACAACTACTGTGCGGTGATCGTGGATAACATCTCGTCGCTTGTTTTTGATGACGCACCGGAGATCAACTGTCCGACGGATGATCCGACTGACGATCTCTTGGAGATCAAAGCGGAGATCAAGGAACGATTGATCCAGAAAGTTTGGGAGGATAACAACTTCGAGGTTGAGTTTGATGCATGGGCTAAGAGCGGATCACTCTACGGTGATGCGTTTATGAAAGGTCCGTGGATCGAGAAGGTGGACGAGAACGGCAACCCGATCTCACCCGACCAGAAAGGATCATGGAAGATCCGCTTTCAGCACGTTGAGAATCCCGGAGCGATCCGCATCATCTACGCTGACGCTTCGTACACACGAAAGCTCGGCTTTATTGATTCGTCGCGCATTTCGTTTTCGAAGGCGATGATGCTCTACGGAAAGATCGCACGCGAGAAAGGCATCACGCTCTCGGCTTCCATCTTGTCGGTGAACGAAGCTCGGCTTGATCCTGACACTACGATCCCTATGGTGGATGTGGACGAATACTGGACCGATTCGAAGATGGGAATTTTCGTAAACGATAAACTCCTCGACTACTATTTTCACAACTGGGGATTCGTTCCGCTCGAACATGTGAAGAACAACTACGTTCCGAATCATCCGTATGGAAAGTCGGACATTGAAGACGTACTCGATCCGCAGCTCATGCACAACCGTGTGAACAACGATCTTGCAAACCTCTTGAAGTGGGTGTCGTCGATTAACTTCTGGGGAAAGAACCTCGAAGGAATGTCAGCGCTTGTTGCCGGTCTCTCGAAGATTTACTCCTTGCCGGAAGATGGCGAGCTTCACTCGTTTGAAAAAGGATCGGATCCTTACATTACGAATACGTTTGCGCAGCAGCGACGTTCCGCGATGATCGAAATTTCTGGTGTGTCGGAAGCGCTCCTCTCGTCATCGCAGATTTCGAACGCATCCGGTCGCGCACTCGCGCTCGCATTCCAAGGGACGATCAGAAAGTTGAACCCACGCATTAAGCGATATCGTTCATCGCTCCAGTCGATGAACCGAAACATTTTGAAACTCTACGAGTTGTACTACCCCGAGACAAAAGAGGTGATCAATGGGGACTATCGCAACAAGGTATTCTTGCCAGCAACGCTTCTCCGAAATGTGGTTGATACGATCAACAAGTTCCAGAGCGGAATCATCAGTCAGGAAACGGCAATGCGTGAGGCTGGTGTGCAGCAGCCTAAGCTCGAAAAGAAACTGATGAAGAAGGATCTTTCGGATCCGGTTCTCGGTCCGCAGGTTGCACGTCAGCCGTCGCTTTTGCCACGATTAAGTGAGGGTGAGAATCAGGGCGATAATCCGAATCCGGCTCCGGGCAACGCTCCGGGCGCATCGCAGGGTGGTGCGGTCGCAGCGAATAACCAGCAGGCAGGCGGGGCAGCTCCCGTTCCAACTGAATAAAATATATGGCATTCGAACGAACCAGCGATAATAAAATAAAGGGAGACTCACTCGATGCATTCGTGTCGTCTTCACTGCAACAGCTTTCACGTCAGGTGGCTACCCGCAACGCGGAAGACGAACTCCGTTTTTCGAGTGCCGTTTTGGAACAGAATCTTACGCTTGAAGATCAGCTCTCATATAGAAAGGATCAGTTGAAGCGTGTGTCGGATGATCCGGATGAGCGCAAGCGCGTTCGGCTTGAGATCGCGCACCTCAAGGATCGCATCGAGCAGAAAAAGTTTTCTGATGAGTTCACCGATAAACTCATCGGTCAGGCTGCCGGCATCACGTCGGTGGATTCTGTTCTCTCGTGGTTGAACGATCAGAAACTCACGACGACTGATCAGAATCTTTTACAGACGATCGACAAAGCTATTTTGGATAAG